CTGAGCTATAGGCGCAGTATCCTTTAAAACAGAATTTTAAAAAACTTTTGATATTCTTGTGAAGCTATATCAACGAAAGCAATATTATCCAATACCCTATCAATATACATGGAATGTAATCTAGATTTTGTAACTTTAATCGTTGCTTCTTTTTCAGAATAATCCAATGTAACAACAGTCATACCATTTTTCTTGGCAATGTGTTGCATCACTTTATTTTCCGAAAGACACTGTGTATAAATTGTTTTTACACCAGTTGCTGACAACCATGTGGCACCTCGGCTAAACAATTCTTGCCCAATGCCCTCACCACGATAATCTGGTGATACGGTGAAACCCAATTCACCAATATCACCCTCAACACTGGCATGACATGTTGCAATTACCTTGTTATCATCCTCACAAATAAACCACATATCATATTGGCCAAAGGCAAGAAAAGAATCATTGATATAGTTTTCAGAATTTTCATTACTGCATTGATAACCAAATCTCAGATAACGATCCCTACCAACAATATCATCCTTGAAGTGTTGAATGATTTTTTCTTTATCACCAATCAATACTGGTTTACGTGGAATCATTTAATATACTCCAACCAATCCTTACGCAAGTAATGGATTTGTTGTGTCAATTCGTTCGATGGAATAGTTTTGTTCACAGGAACAAATACAATACCTTCAATCTCTTTGTGTTGCCAATGAGAATATGTGTAATAGGTATCGCCGCCGTTTTTTACACGGACTTTTAATAGTTTGGGTTCTTTGATATTTTTCATGATATCACCATTATACAATAAAAAAAGGGGTCTGTCAAGACCCCTTTCGGTTAACGTCCCTTAATACCAGGGGTGTCTCGATACTTTTTAATAGAACGGATAGCCTCTAATATTGAACATAGAAATCTTTTCATTCCTTGCTCGCAAGAGGGATCTTTTTAACCAAGTCTTGTGCCTTCACGATGTTTTGCAACCAGATTTTTAACATACCGTTTGCAAGTTCTGCGTTATCAATTTCAACCTTGTCGGCCAATTTGAACTCACGTGTGAAGTTACGATTTGCAATTCCTTTGAATAGGAAATTGTCCGGAGATTCTTCATCTTCGGTATTACCCTTAACAACAAGTTTGTTTCCCTCAAGAGTAATTTCAATATCAGATTGTGCGAAACCTGCAACAGCCATTTCGATAACAAATTTGTTATCTTTGACTTGTTTGATATTATATGGAGGATAAGTTGCGGCCTTGGTTAAAGCCTTAGACATTGTTTCCAATTCTTTGAATACGTCATTGTATCCAATAGAGAACGGATCAAATTTGCTGAATTGATTAAGAATGTTGTTCATAGTTTGCTCCTTAAATAAGCGAGTGGTTAATAAATTTTTACCGACCCAAAAGGCATCGGTATTTCCTGCTTACCTTATACAGGTCTGGACTAACGCACCAGAGGTGTAATTACGCGCTGACAGTATCGTGTCTAGTTACGGACGCATTTTACTGTAACGTCAAACAGTCCCAAGGTAGTGGGAACTATTGGTGCCCCTGGACGTTTTACTACCCTTCAGAGGCATGGTAGCTTCCCATCCCGAGTGGGACAATTATACAATTATATAGGTAAAATGTCAACCATTTTGTGGTTTTTTACCAATATTGTATTTTGGCGTCAGTTGCCATTCACCTTTTTCTTTGTGTGACAGTATCTTAATTTGCGACAGGAAAATTGGTGTTGGTGTCTGTGTCTGATTCTTATTAACCACAGTCAACAATTGCCAATCTTCCAATAAGTTGACAATCGCATTTCTACGTGCCAAATCATTCTCTGTAATATCCGTTGGTTTTCCGTCCAGTGCAAATAACTCTTTAAAATGTACCACATAATATTGTCCACGTTTGTGGAGAATGTGGCAAGATTGGTAAAGTGTTTTATCTTTTTTTGATGCAACACCTATACGTGTTAATGTTTCACGAACTTTTAAAAAATCATCCTGTTCTTTCAGTGATACTTCTACTAAATCTTTTACTTCAATCATTTCACTCCGCCTTTATCTGTTTTTTTTCTTATTTCAGCGATCTGGTCATCTGTAAGTATACGAAGTGCTTCAATGGCCTTTTGGTCGGAATAACCAAAGTAAGTTTTTACACTATCAATATCCTTGTCCTTACTGGCTTTTTGCCACGGTGCAAATTTCCGTTTCATAGGCCTGATTGTATTTAGAAGATACTGGTATTGCATATCCTTGTCCAAAGATGGCCAACGATTCATATCCTGTGCAAACAGTATACAATCCAGGTGGTAGGATAAAGAACGGTTTACGATAAAGGGTGCATAATCAACAAAATCCAATTCACCATCTTGTTTTTTATTATGCAACACTAGGTTAACATAATCAAACGGTGTCATTTGAATTCACATTCCATCATAATTTCAGTGAAACAAGCCATCAAATTGATTTCATGGTCTGCAACGAAAGCTGCCTGATATTGATATTTGGCCAAAATCAAAACCAATTGTGGTACTGAATTTGGTTTCAACTTATCATACAGTGTATCATATAGTGTACGGAAAATTCTGGCTGGATCATTATCCAGGTTCTGTGTCGTCCATTTGCGGGCTGCTGCAAAATCTTTATTCTCAAGTGATTTTGTCAATTCTCCCAATTGAACATCCGTAACCGATGCTAGAATTCCTTTGTCGATTGAACCACTGGCACCATACCGTTGGAGTTCATTGAGAATACGGCGATTATCGGGAAAATGTTTAGTGATGACTGCTGCAACCACTTCTTTGTCATAAGTGATATTTTCACGTTCAAGAATTCCACAAACACGGTGGAAAAATTGTGTGGCCATCTTGGCTTTAGAACCATTAGGTTTAAAGTCAATCACAGTACAACGGGAATGCAATGGATCGATGATCCTGTTCTTAAAATTACATGTGAAGATGAATGAACAGTTTGATGCAAATTCTTCAATGCTTGCACGTAGGATCGCTTGGGCATTAGTTGTTAGATAGTCTGCTTCGTCTAGAATAACAACTTTACGTCCACCAGTCAAGGACATGGACGATGCATAGTTTTTAATCTTAATACGAACGGCATCAACACCGTTTTCATCTGAACCGTTAATGATAATATAATCACAACCAATCTCATTACACAATGCACGTGCAACGGTTGTTTTACCGACACCAGCGGTGCCGCACAACAACAGATTGGGGATTTCTTTACGGTTTACAAATTCCTGAAACGTCTTCTTCAGGTTATCATTCAAAATACAATCTTCAATAGTTTGGGGACGATACTTTTCAACCCACAACATGTGTTCACTCATTTACTACTCCATAATAAAAAATATATTGTATCAGATTTTACGCCAGGTGTCATTCTCCTTGACGTATAGTTTACCATCAGGACCAGGTACAATTTTTACATTCACATCTTTTCTGGTACCTTCTTTGTAATGTGGACCAGAACCTATAACAATATAAGGATGGCCTTTGTAACTGTAGGTTGGTGCTGGAATTACTTCACCATATGTTGCCATAAGTTGCAATACAGGTTTACCTTCAAGTTGTTTCTCCAACTCTGCGGTAGGTAGTTCGTCTTGTTTATAAACAATACGGTCTTTGACTTCTTTGTAACCTGCAATGCCGGCCAAAAAAAGGCCTGAGATACCCAGGCCTTTCGCAAAGTTTCTACGTGATACGGGTTCCATCACTTAACATCCAACATAGACTCAAACAGAGCTTCAAACTCTTTTGATTCTGCAACTTCAGTCTGGAAAGAATTGTTGAATTGTGTTTTGGCCATTCTCTTAACAATCTTCTTTGGAACTTTCAGTTCTTCCTGTGCAGCATCAACAATGTCTTTGATGGCTTCATTGTTTGCTTTGTTACGATTCAAATGTAATACAACTTCATCCACATAACCTTTTAATTTTTTCAATTGGTCATCATCAAAAGAACCAAATAGTGTATTCACTTTTGTCATATCAACCTCCGAACTTAGAATCTTTTGCTTCGATTGCAATAAAATATTCCATATCACCAGCCGAATTCTTGAATGAAGAAAGGCCTGCGGAAGAAATCTCCACGTTGTAAGTTCCATGAACCATTTTGAAATTTTCTGTCAAGAAAACTGCTTTGAACTTTTGTCCATTTGTTACATCACCAATTTCAATTGTATTGGTGTGTGCAGAATCATCCTTTGCATTGAAAACAGTGACATTAACTTTTGTTCCGTCAGATTCAAATGCAAGGTTAGGTGATTGTAGTACAGCAGCATTCTTCAACGCCTGAACCAAATCTTCTTCTTTAACTTGGAAAGAACCATCGATGGATGGAAGTTTCAACTCTTTATCTGGAGGAGAAACAATCATGTTCTTTGCAGTCATACGATACTTGGTCTTTGAACGGCCAAACTTGAAGATGACATTCTGTGCATCAAAGTCCAACTCTGTATCTTTGCCCAGTGAATGTACCGACAAAAATTGGTTCAAATCATAGATGCAAAAGTCCTGTGGAAAGTTATCTTTCAGTGTGGCTTTTGCAAGAACAGTTTTTGTGGACGAGATTGTGGAAATTTTATTTCCTTGTTTGAATTCGATGCCGGAATTGATACCAGCAAAGTTCTTCAAAACGGTTAGTGTTTCATTAGATAATTTCATTATATAACTCCTTGTGTCAATTCAGATATTGTATTAGGTCCGTATGTCTTAGTCAAGCAGGAAAAGATTTTTTGTTTCAAGTCTTCCAATGTTCCATTGTTGACGATGGTATGGTCAATATCATTTCCAATCCAACGCCATTCAGATTCATGTATGTTCGAACTATACATCATGAAATTCATTTCTTTGGTGTCTGGTGTACTGGAACTATTTGCTCTCCACGCAATATCGTACCAATGTGGATTTGGTCCACGTTCAATTTCAATTAATGTTCCACCCATATTATGAACAAAGTCTTTTTCGTTTTTGAAACGACAATCAGTGATTACATAATTGGCTTGTGGATTTTGTTCAATAAATTTTTTAACTTTAATCACCCAGAAATCATCATGGAAAATGTTACGACCCACTTCTGTGCCCATTAATTGTAATGCAGTACGTGGAGTAAATTCTTCACCGAATTCTTTAGACCAAAATGTATCGGGTTTCTCGCGCCATTCACGTGAATGTTGTGTGTCTCCTTCTAAGAGGTGCCGTGGCCAATTGAACATTTCGGCCGTAACGTCTTTAACACTCTTAGCAAAACTCAAAGGAATAAAGCCGGCATCTTTAAGAATGTCGCCGGCTGTTCCTTTTCCTGATCCAATAAAGCCTAGAAGGCCAACAATCATCACATTTCTCCAACGAAGTTGGCAACAGCTGGCATATCACCTTTGAAGTGGTATGTTCCAATATGATCTGCTCTCATCCATGGGCACAACCAAATTGAACCGCCTGTCTTACGCCAGAGTTGGCAGAACATGTAATCTTCTGATAGGTAACGGTCAGTACCACCACCAGTTGCAGAATCTGCTGTGTCAATGATTGTATCAAAGAATGCATGAATGTAACGTGAACCATCAAAGTTGGCTTGGCCAACGTGGTCTGGACGATAACGCAATTGTGGATACTTTTCTTCCATAACAGGGAAAACATTACGGTTAACCATCATGAAACCTGTACCAATTTCCAAAACCTCAAGTGGTTCTGTAACAGTAAATTTCGCAGTACCACGAACAGGATTGAAAACATAGTCACCTGTTACTTTCTCCAACACTGCTGGATCGATATCAGGATTCTTTTCCATTGCTTTCTTAACAGAACGCCATTTGATGGCCTTCTTGGGATAAGGACCACCAATAACATCTTTGTCCAATGCAAGCATTGCAATCACATCACGTGGATCAAAATGGATGTCCGAATCAATGAACAATAGGTGTGTGCAATCCGAACGGTGCAAGAATTCATCAACAAGATAATTTCTGGCACGTGTAATTAGTGACTCATTGAAAAGAAATGAAAATTTAATTTTCACACCATATTGAACACAAAGAGCTTGAAGATCAAGACAGGCCTTTGCATAGAGTCCATGATTCATTCCACCATACATTGGTGTAGCAACGAAAATGCTTTTCTTTTGTAGTTCTTCTTTTTTAATTGAAATTTCCATTTTCTCTCCAAAAATAAAAAAAGGGGAGAGCCATTACGGCACTCCCCATCAAGCCAAATTAGGCAGTAAAGCTGTAACCACTCTTAAGTGCAGCGCGAACCATTGCCTTAGTAGGTGTGCCTAGACGATAAACTCTAGTCTTGGAACCATCATTCTTGGTAACGGTGTTGGTGTAGATGCAATGACCTTCTTGGCGAAGTTCATCAATACGTGCGGTAACGTTTTGAATACCGAAAAGTTTACGTGCCTGAGCGACAGAGAAGGTATTGTAACCAGTTGTCTTGTTCAGGTAGTTAACCATTTTTTGTTTAGCGGAAATCTTAGTAGTCATGTCAAACTCCAATAATAAGTTAAAAATAAAAGTCTTGCGTTTGCAAGTATCGCTAGTATACTATTATATAGTACACAAGTCAAGCGTTTACCGGCCAACTTGCGGTAAATATTTCGCTTTGGTTTCTTCCCACGATAGAAAAATTAGATCATCATAGAATAGTGATTCATATGAAACGGTATTCTTTTTCTTCAACATGGAAATTCTGCCTTTGGCATATTTGGTTCTCCAAATTTCTGCCAAAGCATCTTCACTGGTATCAAATGATTTTACCAGTTTATCTTCCGTAATTTCTTTGCGGAGGAATTCGGGTGTATTGTCGTACAATGGTGAGAAATAGATGCCACGTTGGTGAGCACATCTTACCAAATCTTTTGGTATCTTCAATTTACTATATGCAAAATGCAATGTACGATTTTTATGGTCACGTTTGTAAGGAAGACCATTGGACTTCTTGGCTCCCCACCACTCAAAGTATTTCTGTGTATGGTTTTCTTTTACCCAATCGTATATTCGGTTGAGTATATCACGGTTAGGGTCAAAAGCAACTGAGCCAGAAGAAAACCCCATTTTTCTCCAGTGTTCAAGGCCGTCATACTGTGAAAGGCCATTGGACTTAGTATTACCATATAGACTAGTAGTAGTAACGCCAACAAGAATGTTATCATATTGTTTCATCCAATCTTTCTGAACAGTGTCAGACAAACATAACAAAGCCAACAACTTACCACCCATGTAATTGAAACCTAATGGTTGTAGTGGTACAATTGTAGAACCAATGGCGGTATGATTAATCATATTACCAGTAGTCTTAATATCTTTAGGCCACCCAATAAATTGGTCACGTGGCGTCAAGTCCAAGAAATCGGATGAAATGCAGATAACACCAAGAAACTTTTCTGTCACTTCATCAATGACGGTGTAATATAGGTTTCGACCAATGTTTGAATTGTTCTTCATTGTAGAAGAAAAGGTACGCAAAGTGTTCCAACGATCCGCCAAAGGACCATTGGAAAGAATCATTCTGGGTTTCAGATTTTGGTAGTCATCCGCGTCTTTTGGCATCCACATATTGGATTTAATGTCCTCGATGATTTTTTGTTGGGACATATCAATGAGTTGAATTTCATCACCGAACAACGTGGAGATCGTCCTGGTGGGAAATTTTTCGTGAACTTCACACCATTTTTGATAAAGTGTGTATTCCCGAACGTCCATCTGAGATTTACCGGTTAAATCGGTAATCAAATCTTGTTTTAAGATTTCGGTATCAATATGTTCGAATCGTTCGGGATCATTTTCAATTTGCCAAAGTCTCCACTGTTCACTTATTTCTGGAATTTGTTTTGCCATGTTTCTTCATAATATTAGGATTAAAGTACTTGCGTTGAATTTTTTCCATCTTCTTAAAACCGGATTGTAATGCAAGAGGTTTAACACGGTCAGTATACACGATTCCATTCATGTGGTCAAGCTCATGGAGAAATATTCTTGCAGTTAATCCGGTAAATGTTTGTGTATGTTTTTCTCCAGTCCAATCTTGGTATTCTACCGTAATTGTCTTGGGTCTGGTAATTTTGAATTGTAGAAGTGGAAAAGAAAGGCAACCTTCCGCCATGTGATTTTCACCTTCGGTTGAAATGATCTTTGGATTAAAACATGAAATGTAATTGTCATCCGAACCCATGACAAACACCCGATGTTTGAAACCACATTGGTTTGCAGACAATCCAAGGCCATTGTTTTTCTTACATGTTTCAACCAATGACGATGCGAAATCGTTGGGGTTTACCGGAGGATTGGCAAAATCAAATTCTGGAAGAACCTCATATAAATGTGTTGCATACTCAAATGGAGTAAGTTCGAATGTTGTCACCTTTTCTTTGGTGACTTTGGTGACACTGGTTACATCACCTGTGTCATATAATAAAATATCTTCATTGTTCATTTTGCAATCCTTGAAAAGTTTCCTTTTTTCTCAAATTTAATTACGGATCTAAATTTATCAAACAGTTGGTCACCCTTATGACTGATAACAAATACATTCGTGTCCACACCCATTTCATTAATCAACTTTAAAAATTCTTCTGTTCCTACCGTATCCAGTGATGAATCAAACACTTCATCCAAAATTAAAAGATTGGTATTTGTACTGTTCTTCAACTTGGCAATCTGGCGCCAGGTGAATAGTAAGGCCAGGTCAATACGCATCTTTTCTCCTTCGGAAAAATTAGCGTAAGAAAACTCATCACGGTAACGACTCTTAATAGTTTCATTAAAATTCTCATCAATGTTAAAGTTAACAAAAAAGTCCATTGCAGATAAATATTTGTTTATCAATTTGTTCATGATTGGTAGATACTGTTTGATAATTCTGGACTTAATACCACCATCTTTTAACAATGTTCCTGCATATTCCAAATACTGTTTGTCTACCAATAATGTTTGATATTCTTGTTCGTTCTGTGATAATTCTGTTCTCAGTGTTGATAACCGTTCATTATCTTGCTCACTGGTTGCAACCTTAGTTGACAACTCTTTGATTTCTTTTTCCAATTTTTTGGTATAAGTATCAATCGCGGCCACCGTGGCCAAGTTTTTGGTTATCTCCGAATTGTGTTCATTTATGTGACCAATTATCTGTGTGATTTTGGTCATTTCATTTGTTACACTCTTGATTTCATTCTCAACTTCCTCAAGATTCTTTTTCTGAGTACCGATCTTTTCGTTTTTTTCTGTAATTTGTGATTGTTTCCAATTGTCTGTAATTGCTTGTTTACAGGTGGGACAATCGTGGTTTTTGTTATAGAATTCAATATCTGATTCATGTCTCTTGATGTTGGTGTTGATTTTACCTTGTATTTGGAACAAGCCTTTGGATTTTTTTTCCAATTTGGTCTTCTTGTCTCCAATTTTTTCCAAAAGTTTATCTGAATGTTTTTGGATTAACACATTGTCGGACAACAATTTGGTGCGTTGTTGTGTAGAAGTCTCGATTTCAACCTTCTTCTTATTGATTTCACCGTCATTGTGTTTTTTGTGTTCATCAATCGATTCTAATTGCATCTTAATCTTTTCATTAAGCAATGCAATGTCATATTTAACTTTCGTTAAAGATTCTTTATTGAGTGATGTTTTGTCCTTAACAACACCATTCATTGTGGAGAAGATTTGGATATCCAATAAATCTTCAATGATGGTTCTTCTGTCTGCGGCCGACAGTTGCATGAAAGGAGTAAAGGCTGCCGAACCAAGAATAACGACCTGCGTAAAAGACTTAAAATTTAATTTGAGAATCTGGTTCTCTAGTACGTCTTGGTAATCTTTCGCAGCCGCATCTTGGTTCAGCAAAACGTCATTGACAAAGATTTCAAACTTGTTTGGTTTGATACCTCGTACAATTTTATATCTTTTCTGACCAATGTTAAATTCCACTTCAACCAAACAATCTTTTTGATTGATGGAATTTGGCAGTTGTGGTTTATTTATTTTTCTGAAAGGTTTACCAAACAGTGCAAAGCACAATGCATCCAATACAGTGGACTTACCGGCACCATTTTGTCCAATAATCAATGTGTTGGTAGATTTGGTAAAATTAATTTCTGTCCAATGAGCACCAGTAGACAGAAAGTTCTTCCAACGAATCTTTTGAAATGAAATCATTCAGCGTTCAATGCCTCTACATAAAGTTCTTTTAATAATGTTTTCAGTTTGGTATTGTCTATGTTTTCTTCTGTGACAGAATCGACATATTTGTTAAGTATGGTAAGTGTATCTTCGGCCTGATTGACCATATCATCTTCAACACCTTCCGTCAAATCTGTAAAATCTTCGACAATAGTAATATCTGCTGGGTTGACATTATACAGGTTGTTCATGAACTTGTCAAACAAATATGGATTGGTTTTGTTCATTACAACCACTTTGACATATGCATTTTTATATAC